AAAGGTATAGCAACTGAAGTAGCTTATCCTTGTATGGCTTTTAATGGTGATATGGTTATACACACCGGATCAAATCCGTCAGGACAGAATTTGACAGTATATATCAATTGTATTGTTAATTCTTTACTCCTGAGGTGTGCTTATTATCACCTGTACCCTACCACATCTAACCCTTTACCTTTCCGTGATGTAGTCGCTGTAACTACCTATGGAGATGATGTGAAGGGTTCAGTCCGTGAGGGATTCGACTGGTTTAACCACATATCTTTTGCACAATTCTTAGAAGAGCGAGATATGATTTTTACTATGCCAGATAAAGAATCGACTCCGACAGAATATATGTCGGATGGTGATGCAGACTTTTTAAAACGTCACAATATTTATAATCCAGATACAGAAATGTATCATGGCGCTTTGGATGAGGCTTCTATTTTTAAGTCTCTACACACCGTTTTAAAATCGTCAGCAGTCTCCCCCATGGACCAGTGTATATCTAACATAGATGGTGCACTTAGAGAATGGTGGCAGCATGGTAAAGATGTTTACGAATTGCGCCGTTCTCAGATGAAAGAGGTAGCTGAGAAACACGAAATTGCTCAGTTTTGTCCTATGTTAAATCAATCTTACGAAGATTGTTTGGTTAATTTTCGTAAAAAATATATAGATAAAGAGGACACCGCTTTCAGCACTGATGTGTTGGAACACGAGGAATATGTCGATCAAGCCGGCATATTCCTATTCCGTCCTGGGATGACGATGGAAAACTCAGCTGACCCCGGAGCTATTCGTGGTATAAGTTTAAAATAGCCGTATGTATATGGATTACTGCAATTATTGAGTTTTGCATATTTTTATTCAAAATTGAACAGCTTTGCATACGTAGGCATCCTTCCCCAAGGATACCCGTATTTACGGGAGGTTTCGCCGGCCAATGAAATATAGCTGCCCTTTGTGTACTGAGCGGTCCACCCTGAGGTATTCTTTAAATTTGCTCACTGATAATACTAATAATAATGAAAATCAGAGTGGAGAAGGTTCTAGTACGGACGGAACCGGTTACACTGTAAACAAACTTGAACATATGTCCGTACACCAAAATGTAACTTTCGTTGATGGCGACACAGCGTGGAGTTACGACGTTGAAAACGAAAGAGATTCCACTTATCAATTAGTGGGGTATACTGATGCTAACTTAGCACAGTTTCTTGCTCGTCCTATAAAGATACAAAGTTTTACTTGGACCCCAGGAGGTACACGACTTTTCCAGTCTTTTAACCCTTGGGAGAATTTCTTTACGAGCTCGCCCGTTAATGATAAAATAAGGAATTTTAGAAATTTAAGATGTGATTTACGTCTTAAATTCGTTATCAACGGTAATCCCTTTTACTATGGTAGAGCGATTTGTGCCTATAATCCATATACCAAGAATGATGATATCACCCGTAATCGTAGTTTTTTCGAACAGGATATTGTTCAGGTATCACAGAAACCACATATAATGTTGGATCCCACTACTTCACAGGGTGGGGAATTACTGTGTCCCTTTATATATCCATTTAATTGGGTTGATATAACCATTACCAATTGGTATGCAGATTTAGGAGAATTAACAATTATGGATTTTGATGTTCTGCGTCACGCTAATGGAGCTACAGAGCCCATTACTGTAAATATTTTCGCATGGACTGAAAACCTACAATTATCTGTTCCTACTTCTAGAGATGTTGGATCATTGGCACCACAATCCGGTAAAAGCGACACTCCTCTTGATAAACATGGATTCCCAAAATATGTTAATCAAGCTAAATCTGGTCCAAAGAAGAAGAAGGTCAAGAAATTAGATAACACTTCTGGACAAGATGAATTTAAGAGTGATGGTTTAATAAGTAAACCTGCCTCCGCTATTGCTTCGATTGCTAATACCTTTACCATGGTACCCGTCTTAGCCCCTTATGCAAAAGCTACATCTATGGTAGCTAGTGGCATAGGTCAGTTAGCTCGTCTTTTCGGATATTCCCGTCCACAAGTTCTAGAGGACCCTAGAGTATATGTCCCTAGATATTTTGGAAATATCTGTAATACTGACGTTCCTGAAAATGTAGTTAAGTTATCTGTAGATTCAAAGAATGAATTATCCGTCGATTCCCGTGTTATGGGATTAGGCGGCCAAGATGAATTAACGATACATTCTATCGCTTCTCGACCATCGTATTTTTCCCAATTTGATTGGTTAGAGAGTGATGCGTCTGATAACTTATTAGCTTCAATTTTGGTATGTCCAATTTATTACCAAACTTTAGTTTCAGGTATCGCTACTGAAATCCACCCTACCTCTTTAGCTTTTGCAACAGCACCATTTCATTGTTGGCAAGGTTCTATTAAGTTCCGCTTTAATGTAGTGTGTTCGGAATATCATCGTGGAAGGTTAAAACTTGTTTATGAACCACAATTCCACACCTCTATAGATCCAATGAATGTTAATTATACTTCTATTATTGACATTTCCGAAGATAGAGATTTCGAATACGAAGTAAAGTGGGCTCACCCTAAAGCGTGGCAGAGAGTTCCTAACATGTCTATATGGCCGAGTGTTACACCTATGAGTACCTCCGCCGCTATAGTAGCTGGTTCTCAATATGATAACGGCACTTTGAGCGTTTATGTTATGAACGAACTGTCCTCGCCCTCCATAACCGCAGCTGACATAAAAGTCCAGGTATGGGTAAGTGCTGGTGATGACTTTGCTGTTTCTGTTCCTCAATGGAAACCATTTGCAGATCAATCAATTTATATTCCGCAATCTGGGATATATAAACCACAAAGTGGAG